TTTAAAATCATCAAAAGCTTTCGGTAATGCTTCAACTACTAATTCAGTTAATTATTTTGATTTAAACTCTTCAATTCATAGTTCAACAAGCAAAGGTTCTAATGGAACTATTGAGTTTATAGGTTTAAGACAAGACACAGCATCATTTAAGGGAGCATATTGGAATTCAGTTGCTGGTATCTCAAGTGATAGTGGTCATGATAGTGGTAATGATTATTGGTGGAACGGTGGAGGTAAAGTAATAACTGCATCTAAAATAAATAATATAAAGTTAGCGTATGCAAGTGGCGATATTGCACAAGGTACATTTACATTATACGGGATAAAAGCGTAATGAAAAAATTAGTTGATGGCGTTGAAATAACTATGACTTCTGAAGAAGTTAAAGAAAGAGAAGCTGAAGAAAAAGAAAATTTAGAAGGAACATTAGTACAAAGAATGGCTGTTTTAAGAAACGAAAGAAATAATTTATTAGCTGAAACAGATTGGGTTGGTGGTACAGATGTTCCACAAAGTTTGAAAGATGTTTGGCAAACATACAGACAAGCATTACGAGATATTACTAAAACAGAGCCAGTTGACATGGCTTTGAGTAACATAACATTCCCAACAAAACCGAGTTAAACTAATGAGCGATAATGAATTTTAACTTTAATGTACACAACCTAGAGGTGACGTATGCCCCATATATATGATTTAAATCCCCACTTAGCTCCAAAGGGCTGGGGTAAAAAGAAAGAGGAACCTAAGAAGAAGGAACCTAAAGAAAAGAAAGACAAGCCTAAAAAGAAATGAAACCGACTTTGTATGAATTAGATAAAAGGCTTACGTCCTTTGAAACCGTTTCTGATGAGAGATGGAAGGAAACCATATTGAGAATTAAAAGGCTAGAGGGGGTACTAATCGGCACGGCTGGAACGACAATATTGTTGTTAGTTGGTGTGCTAATGAGGGGGTCATAAATGGACCCTGTTTCATTGTTCGCAGTTGCAACAAGCACATTTAAAATTTTAGAGAAAGGTTTTGCCACAGGAAAATCCATAGAAAATATGACCCATGACCTGGGCCGTTGGATGGGAGCTATATCAGATGTTAAACACGCTCACACTATGGCTCAAAAGCCAAGCATTTTTAAGAAGGTTTTTAATGGTTCATCAATAGAGAAAGAAGCACTAGATGCATTTGCTTTTAAGAAACGAGCCGAAGAGATGGAAGACCAACTTCGCACCCATGTAAACCTAGTCTATGGACCTAATTCTTGGTCGGAGATACTGAAGCTACAAGCCAAAATTAGAAAGGATAGACAACAGCAAGTGTATGAAGTTGAGATGTTTAAAAGAAAAGTTTTTAACATAGTTGGGATCGTACTTTTATGCACAATCATTGGAGGAGTTGTCATGTGGATTGGATATTTATTTTACTTAAAAAGGATGGGTAATTTATGACAAAGATGACACAATTAGTAGAGCAATGGTCACACGCCATTGACAGTTTGAGGATCATACCAAGGGCGTTAATACTTTTTTATATGTATCTGACATACGCCACGGTGTTTTGGTATATGGGATTAGAGAACCCTACCCTACAGCAATCGGGCATGGTGTCAGTTATTACTTCTGCACAGGCTGTGGCCCTGGGATTGTTTATGGGTAAGTCTAGTTGATATGGGCATTGGTAATATTTTTATCGGGTACGGTTCAAGATAGTGTCTACTTCAATGATATGGATACTTGTCTTAGATATGCACAAAAGATCAGAAACCAGAACTGGTCGCAATCCCTTGCTGGAGATAAAATATGGGTCAAGGCTTATTGTATTCCTCAAAAAAATAAATGACCGATTTAGAAGAAAAGGCACAGCTACTAAGATTGCGAATAAATAAATTAAAGCATGAGTTGAAAGAGATTATGGAACAAAAAACGGTCAAGGAAAAAGCTATATTTGTTTACGATAAAGAGGACCCACATTTTATCAAAAAGTTATGAGGAAGGTTTACATGAGGGTGTCAGCCTTTCTCACCAAAGTTATGAGGGATGATTGTTTAATTTAAACTTAATAAACTTTATTAAATTATTTAATTGCTAAATATAATCTGCAATCATCTCTCGCCAAACAAAGGAGTAATATATGTTAGGAAGTATTATAGGCCCAATCAGTTCACTAGCTGGAACCTGGCTCCAGGGCAAAGTTGATAAAGCTAAAGCTGAAACGGATATTAAGGTAGCCAAAGCTAGAGCCGAAGCAAAAGTTTACGAAACAGAAGCAACATCAGAAATGTTAATGGAGAAAGAGCTTACATCGCAAATGGGTGATAGTCTCAAGGATGAACTGTGGTCTGTACTCTTTGCTGGAATTTTACTGGCCTGTTTCCTCCCTTGGACCCAGCCGTATGTAAAAGATGGCTTTATTTTTTTAGATCAACATTGTCCAAGTTGGTTTTCGAATATGTTGTATTTGGTAATTGGTTCTGCATTTGGAATGAGGTTTGGCAAACAAGGTCTGCAACTACTTAAAAAGAAGAAATGATTTCGCTTGATATTGAGATACTTATTATAAGCTACGTTGTTGGAATTTTATTACTAATTTTTGGGAGTTAACATGAAAGGTAATTTTGAAAGAGCTTTGGCTATAGTATTAAGACACGAAGGGGGATTTGTAAATCATCCTAATGATCCAGGTGGAATGACGAACAATGGCATAACCAAAAAAGTTTACGATGCCTATATGGAAAAGGTAACGACAGAACAAGAGATGCGAGATATGCCAGATAACCATGTAGCTGAAATTTATAGGAAGCAGTACTGGGATAGGGTCAATGCAGACAGCCTGGCATCTGGTTTAGATTTATCTGTATTTGATTGGGCTGTTAATAGTGGCTGTGGTCGTGCTGTCAAAGCCTTGCAGAAATGTGTAGGTGTAAAACAAGATGGTGGTCTAGGACCGATAACTTTAAAATCAGTTAATGAACATGATGCAGAAGAACTTATTGAAATGATGTCAGTTGAACGGGAAACTTTTTATAGGAAGCTCAAAACCTTCGAGCATTTTGGTAAAGGATGGCTACGAAGAAACAAAGAAACCCGTAGCCATGCCCTGGCAAACTTAGAGGATTAATCTAATATACGGATAGACCTAGCCCTACCCGTCTGTCTTTCTATAACTTTACGTTCCTCTAACTTAGTCAGTAGACGGTGTATATTCCCCGTTGAACTACTTTTTTCAATTACTTGCTGACCTTCTATCTGGCCTAAAGATATTTCACGGACACTAGGAAAGATGCCGTACACATTATTAAACCTTTTTATAAAAGCAAATACGTCTTGTTGCCTGGAAGTTAGCCCAAAATTATTCATCTTCTGTAGCTCCTAAAAATTTATTATATTCGATACGTTTATCGTACAGTTCTGTCCTAAGAGCTTCTTCCATGCTTTCTTCAATAACAACTTTGTTAATTGTTTCTAGCTGTTTTAAGTTGGTCCGTTTTTCTGCATTAGTGAAGCCGTCATAGTCTATACAATTTTTCATCATCTCCAGATATTTAACCACCCAATCCTCAACACGCTCATATTTATCTATTTTGCCATTAGGAAAGTGAAACAAAAAGTCAGATGGTACTTCTTTCTCGATTTGAGGGGTTTCTACGGGGGGTAACTGCTCATGGAGTGGTTTCGTATGTGTTAAGGTATCTATAGGCTCTTGTACAGGCTGTACAACAGTCATATTTTTATTAACAGGATAATCTCCTAATTCTTCTGAAGTAATAAGACCTTTCAATGTATCTGGAAAAGCATCTCGCAAAGCAAACCCTCTGGCCCTGGCTTGTAACATCCTAATTGGATATTGTGACCAAGGACCTTGCTTACCCCACAACTTAGCTTTGACAGCATCATCTTTGCTAAAGGTTCTAACAATCTCTTCAACGGTTCCATCAATGTGTCTACGCTTTACAGTACAAACAGCCGTATCTTCATTCATTTTTTCTTCAACACCAACACAGCGATTATCAGAACGGGCCAACGCTAACAATGCATCACCATATAATGATGGTTTACCATTTATGACAGCAATGTTTTGTAGTGATTGCATTGGATTAAGATTAATTTCTTGACCCCATTGTATTGCAACAAAACAATTAGCTGGTTTGCCCTGGTATGCCTGTGGAACTAATGCTGACTTTGATACAACTTCTGCTATTTGCATCATGCCTGGCATATCTAACTTCATTAAATTACTCATGTGATATCTCCTTTATAGAAAAAATGTGACCTGGTACTTCCTCATTAGTCTCAATTTGTTTACGTTTCTTTCGCATAATGTCCTGGCTTTTCAGTACATAATTTTTAGTGTAGCCCTGTTCAACACCAATACTTTCTAGCTGAATAATGATCCCGTCTTTTATGTTTTGGGCTTCCTTGGTTTTCCTACGGGCTTCAGCCATGCATTGCAGATAATCACCACAAAGCTCATCAAGGTCCTGGTTACTATCTTTTAGCAACTCAACCAGATTGACAGCTTCTACAACGGGTTCTTTTAATGGTGCATAATCTTCACCACTTTCTACTAGGCTCCAAAACTCATTGACCTTAAATATAATTTTATCAATCAGTTCTTCATTGCGAGGTACAGGATATATTTTAAGATGACCTTTTTGATTTAAGACAGCAACGATACCCCATTTAAAACCAGAACAAATCATTTGATGATGGACCTGGATAACCCATTCTTCCCTCACCTTATCCATGTGATAAAAGTCTGTTTTAATTTCCAGGATACCGTCACCGTTAAAAGTATAATCTTCCTGGGTAATAGGATCAGTTATATTTATACCTAATTCCGATGATATAATTGCATCAACTGATGCTCCAATTTTTAAATCTGGTTCACGAAAAGCAAACTCTGGCATTTCAAAACTAGCGTGTAATTGTTTACAGGCCCATTTTGCTATCCCTTCTTCCAGGAAGTTACCACGGTCTTGTGCCTGGCTAGGTCTGTACTCATTTAATTTTTCAACACCAGCAATCGTAGCACGATGATTGTCCAGGACCTTCTGGTTTGTCGTATAAGCTGTCTTGCCTAAAACAATCGCTGGACATTCGCTTGATCCAACTTCTTTTCCAGTTTCTGTAAACTTTGGCATACTAAACTCCCAAATAATAATAGTAGCAATTATCGGTCAAGACACAGCTAAACATTAAAAGCAAATATGCCATTGCTAATACACCACCAAATGCTATAACTGACAGTACAATTCGGAATACAGATCGTAACAGAAATCCTGTTTCTGTCTGTCTGTTATCCCTATTCTGTTCTATAAGGCTATTAAGTAGGAACTCAAAATTACGGTTAATATATATTATGCGACATCCCCAAACCAAATTAGATATTAAGTGATTGATAACACTCATTTTTTTACTCTCCATCAATTTTATACAAGCTCTAAAGGTAAACCTACACCCCGTTTGGTGCTTGTACGTTGTTATATTTAAAGATTTTAGCCACTAAAGCTATCATCATCTTCAAACTTTTTCTCTAGCTCATCTTTACCTCTAACGTCTGACAAACCGTGCCAATGATCTTGGACCAGTTGTTCACCACCCTGGTATAATTTACGAGGGTCTTTCCATTGTTTCTCCAGACGGGCATGAGCCATCATAAGGGAAGATTGAGCCATAAAACACTTTTCTGAATTATCACTTCTTTTGTTCTTCAGAATTTTGTCTAAATCATGTGCAAGGTCCTTAAATACATTACTCGCTGTTTTAATATGATCTGGATGTATCATTGGTACATTTATGCGTTTCGACATCCTTAGTATACCAGCCCGTACTGACATCATGGTTGCATTATATTTTAGTCTAGTGTTTCTCATAGTTCAATCTTCCTAGTATCAATATAAACATTTAATTTGTAAATAATATGCACTCTAGGTGTACATAGTTTAAATTTATTATGCACACTCACTAACCATTGTTTGATAGAATACTAGTTTTATCTTTATCCATCTTATCCAAGCAATAGGTATATATATCAATGGATTTACGAAAACCTGTAAAGTCGCTAATATCAATGGTATATGCAACGTAACTTTCCCAATGAGCGTAAAAGAACTGTGTACATCTATACTTAATTATTCTTTTATCTTCTGGTGTTTCTATAGCAATGAGCCATCTCTCGCCTACTGTGTCGGCAATCAGTTTTCTGGCTGTGGTTCGGGTTATCTGCATTTCTTCTACAATGTCTGACACCGAAACGCTATTTTTGTTTTGATAGGTTCCAGCCAACCAGACACCAAAGTAGAAATGTATTCGGCTATGATTGACCCAGCGTTGTATTCGGTTATCGGTTCGGGTTTTCTGCATAAGCCACATTTTTTTAAATCGTTTTATGTAAAATTGGGATAATTCATTAAGGGCAACTTGTGCTGTATCTTTATAACAGCTTGAGGGGTACTGATCTTTTAAAAGTGACGGTGGAGCATTATTGGGGTTTATGATAGCACCCGTTTGTATTTGCTTTGTTGTTCCACTTTCAACGCGTGGCTTCATGCCTAGTCCATCTCTTTCTATCGTTTTCTTTTGACCATTCCAATAGTCTAGCTGACTATTTAGAGTTAAGTTTTTATTATTGTTCATTTATTTGTTCCCCTTTTTAGGCTTCGCCCTTTTTACGATGTTAGATATAGTTGATGCATACCATTTGAAACCATTGACACTATCATCTTTAGTTGCCCTGGTAGCACGGTTGGTTTTATTAAATAGTTGTGCTATTCCACGGTAAGAATAACCAGCATCTAGGAGAGCTTTTATTTCTGGGTACAATTCCTTTGCAAATTGATTAGCATTAGCTTGTGTACTTTCGACAGCTTTCTTTCGAGCTTTTTTAAGGACCTCTTCGGACCTTCCGAGCTTCTTTATAATATTCCCAGCCTTAGACTTATACAGCCCTTTTTCTTTAATCTCTTGCTGTATTCGGTTTAACGATGCCTGGGTTCTTTCCTGGATCATGTGACGTTCTAAATATGCTTGTTGAGCAAACCAGCCCACAGTTTTATGATCCAGCATTGGGTTATCCAAAACAACCATTTTAAAGCCCTTCTTATGGACCTCATCAGAAAAAAATTTATTAGCTTCCCAATTCGTTCTGGATAATCTTGATAAACTAGTAATGATTAAAGTTGCATCTTCTTTACGGCAATATTCCATCGCTTCTTGCAATACTGGCCTACGAATGAAGGGAGTACTACCCGTAATCCCCTCTTCTTTGAACCATTTTACAGTATGCTTACCACCGTTTAAATATTCCTTAATCAAATGCATCTGGTTCTCAACCTCTTGTTTATCAGTTGACACTCTTACCAGACCAGCAAACTTTCCAGCATGAGGAACCCCATGGTCTTGCCTATAGATTGGCATACGATCAATCCCGAAACTATGCATTAAATGTACTCCTTATGTTTACACTTTGTACGCTAGTGTTGTCAAAATTATATTCATCTTTTTTTAAAAGGCCCTGGTTCTGAATATGCAGAAGCATATAACGGGCGTAGCTGGTAAGGATGTCGCTATCCATAAATACGAACTGATCCCTACCCTCTGATTTAGCCTGGTTATATAATTCTAGTAGCTGTAATGCACTATCCCGATTAATTTTAAGCATTGTCATTATTTATTCTCCTTTACTTCGCTTTCAGCCCATGAGTTACCATTGGCTATACATTTACTACCTGGTCCACCAGTAAGAGCGTACACCTTGTTAGCTTCTGGTTTATTGCTTGTACACTCTAAAGCAAACTTTTTAGCTTCTGGGTAAGTATCAAACTTACCAAGTCTGTATTTACTAACTTCATTAAAAACAAACCAAACATTATTGTCTGGGTCATATTCTAAAAA